TAATTAAAGAGATTGAACGTGCGAACTCTGACGGAAAAAACGAAACCGACCGCCGGAAAAATGCAACGGTTGCGGTCCGAGAGTATCAGGCAGAAGAAGGAGCAGAAGTCTTTAACTTGTATCAGATTGCTCAGCAAGTCAACTACCGTAATGAAATGATTGATAGCTTAGTTGATATCTTAGAGAAGAAACAGAATCGATTGGTTACCATTACTGGTTTACTCAAGCTTGATAAAGAATTAACGTCCGGTCATTAATACAAATTCAAGAGGTTCTCTTGACACGACAGAGCCTAAACGGTTTTGGTAATGTCATGAGAACCTTTATCTTTTAAGAAAGAGGTGAAATCCTATGCAACCAAAACAAATGCGTGTGCGCAATCATGCCATTCGCCGTTATAAACAACGAATTGGAAAGAAACATTCTTCCAGAGATAACATTGTTGCAACCATTCGAAAAGAAATTCGTTTAGCTTGGAGTCAGGGCAACTACCGGTATTCGGAAGAACGCTATGCCAACGGCCGCTCCAAGTTTGCGCTTGTCACCTGCTCTAATTTTATTGCCATTGTCTCCAGTAATTCTATCATTACCGTGTATAATAAGAATGAGAAAATGACGCGCGCGGATGTTTACCAAGAATTCATCACTGAAACGTTTTCTCAACAAAGAGAGGAAGAGAACATTGGAATCTAGATTATATGCGATTGACCAGCAACAACTAAAAGAAATGATAGCCGCTCAATATAAAGAGTTTGGCATTGAACTCTCTGAACAAGAACTAGAACAAGAATTAAAAGACTTACCTATTGATGAGGTCATGAACCAATACTTGACCGCCTTTTATATTCGAATGAACAATCAGATGTTTGAGAATGCTTTAAAGAAAGTAGCAGAACGTGTATAAATGTACCCCGGAGATGCATAACAAGTGTGAGAATTCTGCTCTTTGTCATCTCTGTGATGGGGAAAGCTTGTATAAAAATACACGTGAAATGAAAGCAAAGAAACGAGAACAAAAAGAACAAAACAAACAAGACAAGAAACATGAGCTTCTACGAACATACAGCAAAGAGAAAAAAGAAGGCATGGGTTTTGAGAAAAGGGTGGCCAGTGCATGGAACGGAAACAAACAAAAGAAAAACAAGATTACGAAACCGCGTCTCGGCGAAGAGATTTTCGCCCCGGGTTCTACCGACGCATCGAGCGACGCACCAAGACCAAAACCTACGCCGTCTGTGACTGGATTGAATCTGTCACCGAAGTCATCCTCGAACCCATCATCCACCACACGACCCGCGCCTTTATCCGCCTACTCCAGAACTGGAAGTAGTGGTCGGCCGAATGAAGCAAAGCGTCAGGTCAACAGTGGAGCGATGTGGCATTCCAAAGGAGACATCCGTGTCGAACACGCCTTAATGGAATGTAAAGAACGAGGCACTGTCAATGGTCGTGGAGAAAAGACCATCTCAATTCCAAAAGAATGGTTAGAAAAACAAGAAAAAGAAGCCTATCAAGAAGGAAAACCTTTCTGGTACCTTCCCTTTGGTTATAAGAACAGTGAAGAGATATACTTGATTAAAGACTTCAATCATGAAGTTGAAATGATTCACGAAATACGCAACTTGGAAGAAGAAAATGCCCGGCTTCGTAAACTCTTAGAAGAAAAAGGAGACAGCTGATGCTTCCCACTATTTTACCTATGCTGGCTTACAATAAACCTGCTCCTCATTCTTGTTTTGAAGACGAGGACTATTGGATGCAAGAGAAACTAGATGGGGAGCGTCGACTCTTTCATCTAGGAACAGAAACATTTCTAACCGGTAGAAAGTTTTTGAAGTCAGGTGACATCTCTGAAATTTCTCAGAAAGTTCCTCACCTGATTTCTTCTGATTTCTCTGACTACGAAGGAACCATTCTTGATGGAGAACTTCTGCATACCAAAGGATTCCAAACATTATCTCGTATTGTTCGATGCAACTTAGAAAAAGCTTTACAACGACAACAAGAAGAAGGCTTTCTAACGTATCATGCCTATGATATTCTTTCTTATCATGGTGTAGATGTAAAAGACTTACCGTATCGACAACGGCATGACTTGCTTGAGTATGTCCTTACTCACCTACCACATGACGTTTCTTCTTATATCACATCTGTTCCTTCTTATAAAACTGAACAAGAAAAAGAATTAGTCTATGAGATGATTTTAAAAGACTCAACCAAAGAAGGTGTCATGTTTAGAAAGTCTGATGCCTCCTATGAATTGAATAAACGTTCTAAATCTTTACTACGTCTCAAAAAAGAACTTACAGAAGATGTTATCATCACAGACATTGGTCCCGGGGAATACTTGTATGGCGGTTCTTATATTCAGAACTGGACTTACTGGCATAACCCTTACACACAAGAACGTTATGAAGGCGCTCAACCTGCTGGAGATTGGCTCCCTGTTACCTATGATTTCTTCCATCAACTCCCTGCTATTTTTTATTTTGCACAATACGATGCGAACATGAAATTAATAGACTTAGGAGCATGTAGTGGATTCTCACGAGAAGTTGCTATAGATATGAAAGATTATCCTGAGCGCTGGCTAGGTGCCGTCGTCGAAATTAAAGCCAACGAACGTTTCCCAGACACATTAGCTTTTCGCCACCCTCGTTTTCTTCGCCGACGAGATGATAAGAATCCGTTTGATTGTAAAATTCCTACTGATTAAAAGTAAAGGAGAACTCCCCATGAACCTACAACAACTCATTTCATTACCTGATTTGGATTTTCTAGTTTTTAAAGAAACGTTAACTGATGTCTACGGCGTCTCCAAGCCAACGGATTACTTGGCAGTCATGGAAGAAATGTTTATGTTGGAGCTCGACCCCGAAGCAGAGACAACTCTTCAATACATTTTAGTTCCAGAAATGGATACAGCGACTCCGACGATTGACCAAATCCACGATGCTGACCCCGTTTTTGATGTGGGGGTCTACAACCCAGTTGATGGAAAGAAATATGCGTGTGATTATACCCCATGGAACCAGCTCTTGGCTTATCAAGTCGATGAAGCCATTGCCTTGTGGGTCGGGCAAGACATTATGCTCGTCGAGGAATTACTTGCTCACATTTTACATGAGATTACATTCTACGGCATGACTGCTAAACGAGTTGACGAACAGATTCAATACCTTCTTGAAGTCATTCAGGCACCTGTCTTTGAAATCCCTGATTCCGATGTAGAATTACTACCAGAAGAAAAATACGTTTCCCGCTGGAAAGAACGAGAGGAATATCTCAAACAAATCGACAGCAAAGAACATCATGACAAATTAAAAGAAGCTTTGGATGAAGTGCAAGAAGATAAAAAGAATGGAATCAATACTAAATATTTTACGCATGAAGATGTATTTCCAGAAGAAAAGAAAGAAGGCTTAGATGATGATACTCAATGAAGAATTTTCACGATGTGAATGCGAGGAGGCGTATGTCTATGAAGAAAAACATCTTCTTATTAACAAGCATTATGGGGGCAACCGCTCTCTCCCTACTGATTTCAAAGAAGACCACATCTCCGTTGTCGGCCAGAAATCCGTTCTCAAATGCATCAAATGCAACAAAGTACGATTTGAAATCGAATAAACTTATAAAGGAGATGACTCTTATGTCAGAACTACACAACCGTATGGATGATATCATCAACCGTTTGAAACAAGAAGGGACAAAACGAAAAGACTTGTTACGTCCGGCACCAGCTATGCTTCAACCAACACTAAAGAAAGTCGAGAAATGGATGGCTTCTTCTAAAGAAACACCACAGACTGACTTACCAAAGTCTCCAATTGACTTGCCACGTCATATGCAAGGTCCCACTCCTGTGGTAAACACCACACCGATGACTCAGAATGAGAAAGATGCCGCGACCATGCGAGCAAAAATTGAACTCAACATGTTAAGCGAGCAAATTTCTAAAGTTCAAACTCAAGCCATGATTAATAGCCCCTTCTATGAATACTTATCAGAAGAGTTTGAAGCCTTATCAGAAGCCATGAATGATATTAATGCTATACTGAATATGGATATTGATGACAAAAAAATGTCCGACCTCGGCTTACATGATTATGAAGCGTTTCTTTCTAAACGCGAACAATTACTACGTAAATTTAAGAAATGATTCGTCTTTTTATAACAAAACCGTAAAGAATGTGACAAATAAGTGACTAATGTTCGCCTTTTTTATAAAATTCCCTATAGACTCCTGTTAAATTGTGCTATAATTTACAATAGTAAAACACAATTTTAAAGGAGTTTTTTTACATGGAAGAAGAATTAAAATTAGATACGCTCGTCCAAAGAGTTTCTTATTTGTTCGACGCGATACCTGAATCCCGTGAAGACAAACTCCTCTTAGTCTTGTGTTACTGGAAGATATTCGATGAAGTTGCGATACCTGATTGGTTGATTCAAGAGTTGATTCAGAAGGCCAGTCCCCCTGAATCCATCAACCGTATTGGTCGTAAGGTCTTATCGTATCAGCAAATTCAATCCATTATCGCATCCGTTCAACAAAACTAGGGGGAACCACATTGGAGAATAACCAGCCAGAGCAAGAGAAACAACCGGCACAATATAAAATGGTGTCGCGGGGGAGTAAGACTAAGGGGAACAGTTATAAGCATCGTTATGTAGAAAAGATATGTCCAGAATGCGGACACATTAAAGCCTATGAAGATGTCATGAAGACACGGGTGCAGTATAGTTGCATGAAACGAAACTGCCGGCATAAATGGGTCGAACCGATTGGGAATCGCGTCGCCCGTCCTATCCCGAAAAAACCCGGTCACGAAAACACTTAATAGGAGCTTCTTATGACAACTACACATATTCTATCACCTGTATCTACGTTAATTTATGGCCCAATGTTTTCAGAAAAGAGTAAGCATCTCATCGAGCATGCCTTGCAGAAAGAAGAACAAGGTTATGCCGTCTATCATTATTCCTTCCTTCGTTCTTCTATCAACAGTCGTGCTCTTGAAGAAGTTTTACCGGCACGTTATCTCGGGGGTCAAGCTACCGAAGAACAAGCCAATAAAGAACTGATTCATCTTTTGACCGATTGCCATTTCTCTCAATTAAAATCTTCTCAACCTATCGCTTTGTTTATTGATGAAGCACAGTTTGCGCCTTCTTATTTTCCTTATATTATTGACATGCTTCTTCAGATGGGGATTGAAGTCTATATCGCTTGCCTCCATCATGATTACCAAGGTCATGTTTTTCCAATGTTTACTTTACTTCAAGAACAATTTCAACAGACACAAGAATGTTATGCGATTTGTGACGTGTGCGGGGGCACTGCCACAGAAAACCAACGTTTGTTATACGGAGAACCTTCTCTTGATGGAGACCTTGTCGTCATCGACGCCGCTCACGGTGGCGAAAATGAATACACGTATCAACCACGATGCACTTCTTGCTTCATTGGACCTGTTAACTAACAGGTCTTTTTTGATATAATAAAAGAATAGAAAGGAGAGACTTATGCCTCATCTTAAACACAGTTTTGATACAATGACAGAAGTTTTTATTGATAGGTTTTATGGCGTCGGCTATCCAGAAATTAAAGAAGAATATGGTGTCGACTCTCAAGTGATACGCAACATTATTTATCAACGAAGACAATACAAAAGTCCTCTTTATTTTGAAGCCTTTGAACAAGCTTTAAAAGAATTGGATGTTGATAGAGAAAGCTATATCGAAGAATTAAATAAACATGCCGTGACCCGTTCATTGGTAACCCGGACGAATACGCCAAGTGTTCACCGGTCTTTAACAAGAACACAAGTTTACAAGATACTTTCTCTATTGTTTAAGAAACCTAGTACTAGTGCAGAAGTTGCTCATGAAGTAGGGGTTGGTAATGCCGTTGTTCATCGTATTCGTCACCAAGAATCCTATAAAGAAATTACAGCAGATTATATTCGCTCTCACCGTATTCAAAAACCCGAACGTTATCTTTCTCAAGGACCAACTGGTAGAGGAAAAAATGGATACCCTATTTTAAATGATGATGCTATCCGTCGTTTTTTTTATTCTTACATGTCTGGAGCCAGTCGACAGCGTGCGGAAAAAGAAGCCAATATCTCTACCTATTCTGCTTACCTTTTATTAAGTTTGAAACATCCTAAGAAAACTGATTTAATGAAAGGACTAATTATTTCCGAAGGATTTACTCCTAGTACTTTCTTAGAATATGTACGTAAGAAAAGTGTTCGGAGTGCAACAGAAAGTCGTAAGCGTGTATACGCCCGACAACGACAAGAAAAAGCTTATCAAGAAAGGTGAGTTAGAATGGCGCTAAAATTTAATTATGATGAACAGTATTTTTACCTGAAAACCATAGCCCAGATGTCCACCGCTCAGTATAATTTTGTTCGTCAATTTCTTTCGACCATAGAAGGTTCTGCTTACGATGGTGAGAAATACATGTGGCGAATTCCCTTATCCGCTCTTGATGTCGTTCTTGAACGTTTGGAAGATATGACGGTCTTTGATGAACCGATTGAAAACGTCAAAGGGATTGTTGAGAACTTGACCCCTCAATTCCCTGTCCTGGATATCTTCTTAGATGAATTAAAGTTAACGCCATTCCCCTATCAAAAGATTGGGATTAGTTTTCTCGTTCACCAGAAGAAAGCAGTCGTTGGTGATGTCATGGGTCTTGGTAAAACCATTCAAGCCATTGGTGCCGCCCATGTGCTTCATCGGCAAGGCCATGTCCAGAAAGTCCTCGTCATCTGTCCTGCTTCCCTCAAGTATCAATGGGGCAATGAGATAGACAAGTTTACTAACTATACGAGTATCGTTATCGACGGAACGACGAAGAAACGTGAGAAACAATACAAGACCTACAGCGAAGGCGGTATTATGTATTGTCTCTTGAACTATGAGCTAGTTCGGAATGACTTAGAGATTCTCAAGCAAATGGATTTCGATATCATTGTCGTTGATGAAGCCCACCGGATTAAGAACCGAACCTCTCAAACGTACAAAGCCTTGATTCAACTGGATGCTCCTTATAAGTTTGCACTCACAGGAACGCCGATGCAGAATCGTCCTGAAGAAATTCATGCCCTCATGAGTTGGGTTGAGAAGAGTGCACTCGGCCCGATTACAAAGTTCCGAGAACGACATGTCGTCACCGGGACCAAGTTCGGCCGCCGGTTCGTTCCTCTAGGAGCTAAACGGTTAGGAGAAATCCGTCGACAGATATCCCCGTATATGATTCGACGGACCAAAGAAGAAGTCGCACCCGACCTACCTCCTTTGATTGAGAGTCAATACTATGTCGATTTAAGCAAAGAACAAAAGGATGTCATGACTAACATTCATGAACTCATCAATAACTTCTCCAATGAAGTAGAAGCTTATTATAATGATAATCCCGACGCGACCAGTCATCCGAAAGAGAATCAAGTCATGGGCTTTCTTGGCATGATGATATCTGCTTCCGACCATCCAAAACTCTTAGCACTCAGTAACTCTCAGATGGCTCAGAAGGTCGGTCGTCCTGGTCGGAAGGCATTGACCTCTCCCAAGCTTGAAGCCCTCCTAGAGCTCAGTCACGAACAACTGGATAGTGGAACTCATAAGATAGTCGTCTTCACACAGTTCGCTCGAATGAAAAAATTGATTGATGAACGCTTGAAGTTAGAGTTTGGAGAAGAAGCGGTTTGTGCTGGTATCGAAGGAAGTATGAAACCCCTTGACCGACAAAAGTCGTTAATGGATTTTCAATACAATCCCGAGCGGAAGTTCTTTGTGTGTACGGACGCCGCCAACTACGGTATCAACATCAGCTATGCCGGTGCACTCTTTAACTTTGATTTGCCCTGGAACCCAAGTATCCGAGCCCAACGCAATGGCCGTATTCACCGCATTGACGGACAACTGGAACGCTATAATATCATTGACTTGATTAGCAATGACTCGATTGATGAAATCATCTGGTCCGTCATTCAAAAGAAAGAAAAGCTTGGTGAAAAGATTGTCGGCAAGAATAAACAAGAGAAAGAGTCGATGCGCCAACTCATGCGTTTGCTCAAATAAAAAGCCCCTCTAAGGAGGGGTTTTACTTATGTTGATTTCATTGGCACCGTAAATATAACCTCTTACCTCTCTTATTTAAATTCAATCACACCGACTTCTTCAATGGATTCTTCTTTATATCCTATGCCTAATAGCTCTACCAATAAACCATAGTGTTTCTTATCATCGTCAACATGCTTTTTGTACTGGAACTTAATATTGTCAGAAGTGACTTTGCGGTACATTTGCACTTCGTACCCTTTGATTTCTTTTTTATACATATCTTCTAGGTACTGACTATAGCTCAGTTCCATGGCACTATGACCATTGTTTCTATCATGCTCTATATATTGAATTTTTCCTTCTAGATAAACTTCAATTAAATTTACTTTCTCAAATCCATACTTCTTAAAGAGTTCCGGCTTATCCAAATAGACACAAATGGCATCGAAGTGATGGAACTCATCATAAATGACTTGTTCTTTTTCTGTTTTTCCAATGATTTCATAGACTTCAATCGTTTCGCCTTTATCGTTTTCTCCTACAATTTTAATACTTCGTTCCATGTCATTTGAGAATTCTCTTTCTCCTGCAAACTTACTAATTAGATGAGGGTTTCCCTCCGTGTATCGCATCTGTTCTTCTTTTCCATTGATGATGAAATCAATGGCTTCGATTTTAGGATAGACTTCGACAAGTGCATTCTTAATTGTTACGACATTTCCTTCAAGAGAAACATCATCGCCATAAAAGACTTCTTCTTCTCTGTAATGGGCCCCAACTACTTCTAAAGATTCAATCGGGTCTCTGTACCAATTCTGAACATACTTAACGAATTCCGGTTCATCCGCACTCATTTGACAGACACCAAATGGTCCGTTACCGTCATCTTCTTTTGGATATTTGTACTCCATAATATTATGAACACTGTCTTTTGTTTCATCTTTTTGATAGACGTAATATCCTCCCGTATGAAATTCAAGAATTGCTTTTTGTAATGGTTGATTTTCTACTTTCGAAACATGTTCAATCTTAAACTGGACAACACCTTCGTCTTCTTTTGACCGGTCGATTTCAACCCAATTGAATGTTGACTTGAACATCTTCTGTTCATTTGTACGTACCATATAAAACCCACGAATAAATTCCACTTAAACATCTCCTTTTCTTTTATCAAAACCTATCTTACTTACAAAAGCAATAGCCGGGGCTACGCCCCCTCTTCTTTTGCGATTAGGGAGAAGGGAGGTTAATTCTTGCAGTCCCAACACTATCTCCGTGCACAAATTGTTAGTATCATCACGTCACATGAGTTTTACAATCCAGAACAAGAGACCGTTCATGTCTGTTATGTCGTCACGTATGCAGATGAACAAGGGAAGGTAGGCGAAAGTGCTTACTATACCGACCAACATGAAGACGCACCGACGATTGGTCAAGTCTTTTATATCTAACCAGAAAGGACTCTGTCCATGCCTACACCGACCCAACAATTTACCATTCACTTTTCACACAATACCCCTGTCGCATTCAATGAACTGAACATGTTGATTCGTCACCAAGATTCAAATGACCGAACACGTACTAAATTACAATTTGTTCTTCGTACTTTTCTTATGTATGACATCGTTTTTGCTTTCGATGCCAGCCGTTACTGGGAAGATGATTTTCAAGACCGAGCCGCGAAACAATATGCCATCGCCGCCGCTTTTTATCTAATGAAAGAAAACATTTTACCTTTGACAGATGCCGAGGAGAAAGCCAAGCTTCGGTTCTTACAACAAACGACGCCTCACTATTTGGAAGAGCTTCTTTAAGCTCTTCTTTTATTTTAGAAAGGAATGAGACCTATGACAACGCAACGGAAAACGCAACGCATTAAAAGTTTTGAGAAATCCATTGGCTTTGTGCGAGTGGTCGATACCCATTTAACGTTAATGGGTGGCGCCGAAGACTATGGAGAAGCATTGAAGGTACTGGGTGCAACCGGCAACGGAAACTATGAAGTATTTGCAACTGTTCAACACTTGCCCGGTATCGGTCCCCGTATTACCAATCTTCGCATTGAATTTGTGAGTCAACAAGAACTACAATGGATGGAACAAGACTTACTCGAACCCATGGACTGAAAGGAGCTTATTATGCTTACTCAATTTTTTTTCAATCGTGAGTTAATCATGACTAAAAAAGACTGCATGCCTTTACCAAAAAACACCTTGATTATTATCAAAGAAGAAAAATCCCCATACGATGAAACGGCCTATCTTGTTCAAGATAATTTACTCGTTTTTTCTGAAGGCGAAACAAGAAGAGCCTACACGCGTGTTTATTTACGAGAAATCATTCACCCAGAGGAGAGAAATTAAATGAAAACATTATTTATTTCCAATCAACGTGTCATGGCAGAAGCCGACGCCAGTTACCGATTTGAAAGAGGAGACATCATGGCCATTCATTATGATTCCGATGACTTGTATGAAGTCATGACCGTCGTCTTCTACTTGAATGGCTTACAGGACTACCGCGAACCAACTCTTGTCGTTCATGTCGTCCCCTATATCGAAGAAGGAAGTTAAAATCTTATTTTAGAAATGTAACAGATTCGATAACATTTTGAGATGTAGAAACGGTTAGGAAGTATTATAATGGGTATATACACTATATAGCATACCTTTATTTTATTTACTTACTAATTGGAGGAATCAAAAATGGAAACAAAAATCACTAAAAAAGTGTGGGGATTCGACGAACTCACAACAAAGCTTGAAGCATTGGAAATGTTGGATGCAGAGTATACTTTCACGAAAGTCTTGGGAACGACCGAGTCCCCGGTCTCTCTCTTTGAAGTGACTTTTTCTTTCCCGGAAGTTGAAGTTCCGGTATTTGAATACGAAGACTAAGCAGGAGCCATAAAGGTTCTTGCTTTTTTTCTTTTTAAAGGTGACACTTTAAGAAGAAAGGAGTGTCTATAATGTACTTATTATTGGTTCTATTTTTATTTGGATTGATTTGGACAGGCTTCGGCGCTCTAGCGATTTTGAAATGGCTAGAAGAGGCAACGGAAATCGAAGACAAGATTACATTGTTCTTACAGCTTGAAAAAGAACAACCTACGGTCGGTCAATCAGCTCGTTACTTTACCAACCGAATGAATCTTATCAACAATCATCAAGACTTATTGGCATTAAAAGCCGAACAAAAAGAACGTCCACGCCATTTCTGGTTCGCAACCGTTCCTTCGTTCTTGCTTCTAGGCCCTGTCTTATTGATTCCTGCTTTTCGTAAACGAATCGGTTAATATCCTTTTCGGATTTTACGGGCTTTCATTTCCGCTCTCGCATCCATGTATCGTGTGACCATCTCATCAGGAATCTGACGATACATATGGTCAGTGGATTCACTCATCTCTAAATCCGTATGATGCATTTCCAGTCCACATGTTTTACAATAGACTATAATGATTTCGTTTTCTGTTTCTTCTTTGATGTATAACTGGTCGGAACAACGCATACATTTACGTCCGCCAGCGGCCATCGCCGATTTAGCAGGAATGCCATTCCCACTTGGGTCTGGTTTTTTATACTGTTTTAAGATAGTTTCTTCATATTCTTGCTGGTCTATCTTCAGTTCGGACATGACCGTATCGTCTTGTTCATGCCACATCTTTTTCTTTACCATGTTCTCACCACGTTTCTATATATCGTTTGGAGGAATGCTTATGTTTCCTGAAGAATTCAGAAACAAAAACTTAGTTGAGGCTGTACATGCACATCTCTCTCAACAGAACTATAACCGCTCCATCGCTCGAAATAAAGTAAAAACTGATATTCGTTTTTATCCTTCTTCCATTGGACAGTGTGAGCGCAATATCGTCTACCAAATGCTCGGCTACGTCGGCAAACCAAAAGACGGCAATGACCTTCTTATCTTAGAGAATGGGACCTACTTCCACAATCGAATGGAGCATATCTTCCGTGACATGGGTATCATGATTGCTGAAGAATTATCTCTGAAGGATAAAGAGTTAGCCATTAGTGGTCGGAGTGACGCCATCATCTGGGATTTAGACTTGCCCGTTGATTTTGAACCCGACAAAACGATTGATAATATTTCGCTTGTGGATACGAAAGGGAAGGTCGTGTATAACGGTCACCCTGACTTCGTTAAAATCATTGAGTTCAAGTCGATTAACACAACGAACTTTGGCAAGTTAAAACGGGTAGCAAAACCGAATCACGTCAAACAACTTCAATTGTATTTCTATCTGACCGGTATCAAAAAAGGTGCTATTTATTATGAAGACAAGAACAATCAATCGCATAAGATGTTTGAAGTCGTCTATGACCAAGCTATCGTAGATACGGTCTTAGCGGACATTAAACGCTACGTGGAACTAGCACGGGCCAATACCCTTCCCGAGCGTCCTTTCGCTCCTACGGACATCCCTTGTCGTTTCTGTCAGTACCGGGAGACGTGTCACCCCAATTCCAATCCCTTCCGCTATGAAGACTTATTTGAATCCACAGAAGATGTACCATTCTAATCTTAAAGGAGTGTTAAAGATGTCAACAATTCCTGAAAAAGCATGGGGCGTTTGTTATGGTGACGCCAATGATTTGATTGAAAACATTGAAATTATTTCCGTTCACGGAACTGAAGGTCAAGCCCAAGAAGAAGTGTTCAATTGGTCAATGAGTAATGAAGCTGACCCCAACTATTTTGTGATGCCGGTCTATAAAAAATAATTATTCTGATGAGAGAAGAAGTGATACCTATGAAGTGGTGTGCCATCAGTGATACACATGGTGAATATGAGAAACTTATCAAACTTGAAAAGAAAGTTCTTTCTTTACATCCTGATATTCAATTTATCTATTTAGGGGACTTTGTTGACCGAGGCCCGGATTCGAAAAGAACATTGTTTCATATTATGGAACAGACAAAAAAAGGTCACGTAGCCATTAAAGGCAACCATGACATTTTCTTTGAAGAGTTTTTAACGTCTCAGTACTTGGAGTATCCGGTATCGTTCGGTATGGAATGTGTACGTGATTTCTTCCCGAAATTTAAAGTTGTGAATTACGGAGACGCCCATCTACTCGTTAAGAAATTTAAGAATGAGTACAAAAGCATTCTCCCCTTCTTACAAGCGCTTCCGTTGATGCATGAAATCGAGGGAACAGTCTTCATTCATGGAGGATTCAACCCTCATAAAGCGCATTACATGGACTCGACAGAGACGGAATTGACAATGCCTTCTTGGAAGATGCCCGCTTACGCTGGCTTGTACCCTGACAAACAATTTGTTTTTGGTCATGTGCCTTCCATGAACTACCATCAAGATAAGACTAAGACTTTCCCTTATCAAAAAGAGAACTTCACGTTCATTGATGGCGGCTCCGTCTTCGGTGGCCATCTCAATGCGTATTTATTTGATAGTACGTATCTTTCGGTATAAGAAAAAGACTCCCGGTGGTCCGCATTGTAAAGAGGCGTCGGGAGTTCTTGTACCTTTATACTAAAGTAAAAAACCATCTATGTAAAGGAGTTTAACCCATGACAAAAGTTCGTGTGCAATATGTTGTTCATAAAAATAGTAAGCTTTTCACTCCTCTTCTTTACGGATATGAACTTTCTAATGAACATACCTATCCTTATCAATTTGTTGATTACGATACCGATTCCTATTCTTTTGATGGGAAGGATTTAATGGAACCGATTAATCATACGTTCCAAACTGTTTTTGGTTCTGCTCCATTCGAAATCGAGAGCTTGTATTTATTATCTCATCCTCATGTCAAAGTTTCTCCTCCTAGTCATTCGTATTCTATTTCTCATGAAGAAGTTCTTGGCGTTCAACTTGAGAACATTTCACCGGAACCTAGTTTAGATTATGATATGGATATGATAATTTACTTGAAAGATTCATTTGATATTACTTTTTTAGCGAAACTACTAAATTAAAAGGAAGTGTTTGTATGATGATTCGCATTAAAGAAAATCCAGAGTTAGACCCACGACTTTGGTATGCAGAACGCCAAGGTGATGTGTTCCATGTCTTTACCTTCAATGGTCTTCAATATCTTATCGTCGACCCTAATATGGATAAGATGATGGCCGTACGAATGGAAGATGCAGAGGAGCTTGAAGAAGATGAAAGAGAAGAAAACTTATCCTGATTTAACGTTGGCTTTTTTGGTGGACGAACTCATTCATATGAACCATGCAGAAGAGTACCAACAATCGTTAGACATTTTATACATTTTACAGACCCGACTTGGGTATCTCGAACAAGACATTATGATGAAATTAAGAAAGGAGTCCTAAGGACTCTTTTTTTTAGGAAGGAGGTCGCTCATGACGACTTGGAGTAGATGGCATACGTCTCTTGTTCTTTTAATCCTTCTTGGAAGTAGCTTTCTGTTCGGCTCTACTTGGTACCGAATTTTTTTGTCTGCATTAGCTTTTGTTGCTTTTGGTATAGTAATAATCATTTACATTTTGATTCCAACACAAGAAATTCTATCGGGTTTAAAGAAAGAAAAAAAAGCGCCGCATTTCAATCCACCGATTAATAAATTTGCTGAAGTCATTCAGTTATACAAATCGCTTCCCAAATTACCTTTTCAAAAGATATGTTTGTTTGTTTTTGAAATGTTGTATGTTCATGCCTACTATAGAACGAGTACGGCGCCAATTCCAGCCACATACACGCTTCGACGTTTAATCGGAAGTCAAAAAGGTCGGCAGAAGAAAAGGCAAATGTCGAACATCTATAGTTCTTATTTTACGCCTTCTTTTTTCCGACCTGAAAAATCTCTCGTCATTCAAGTTTCTAATGTATATGTTTACGGACGATATGACTACGATGTTCCCGAACACATGACGTATGGTCTTATAGAAGGATATGTGGCTTCTCATTTGTATTATGAACATCATTATAACCATCGACTTATGCGTATCAATGTGACTAAAAAACAAGCAACACAGATTACAGAACTAATGAAACAATCAAACGCCCAAGATGCGAACTTGTACCTCTCCCTTGGCTTTCGTAAAAAATCCATTCGAGACCGAATCCGCCGCATCCAAATGTATTATGCCTATTACCTTCAAGATAACTTACTTCATCCGGCTGGATTTCATCGAGTTGAACATTCAACGGTCATGAAATTTGCCGCCCTTTGTTTTAGCGAAAAGGAATTCCAAACAATTCGTTCTTATCTCATTGTTCCCAACCCTCAATATGCCTATGAAAGCTATACTCAAAAGCTAAAAATCTTTAAACAGAACAAAGCCCAACGTATTCCAACTCACTTATAGAAAGGAGAATCTTATGAATGCTTTAATTGGCATCGGCGCCGGCATCATCGTCATAGTTATTTTGATACTCATTGGGTATGAGTTATATCGTGGGAAGCATCATGTTTATCTAATGCCGGTCTTAGATGCTCAAGGAAATTTTTCTCTTCAAGATAGAGAAGGATTAGCCAGTGTCGTAACCATCAATCAGCTCACAGGAGAAATCTCGATTGTCTCTACCCGTATGTATCGGTACTTTAGTTTTGTTCTTGCTCATTTACAACAAACCAACCAACAATTAAGAGAAGAACATTTGCAGTACCATCAATCTGCAAAAGACTTAGTCTTCATTTACAAAGTCCATCTTAATTTTGAAATGGAAATCCCTCGTGTCATCAAATGTAAAGATGTCTTAGTTTATAAAAGAACGAAACGAAAAGGCCCTCAGACCGTAGACGGTAAGGGCAATGAATCTCCTGTCTATGAATTAAAACAAGTTCCCCGGTCGCCAGTCAACCGATTGCGGTAAAGCCGCCGGAGACCATCTCCAGTAGCCGTTCCTTTTATCTCCCTGCTCGTAGCTATTGCTGACGTTACTGAACTGGAAAATGCCCTTCTCGCATGCATAGACCATGCAGGGAAACATCAACATTGCCGCCGCGACTTCTTCTGTTCGCCAAGAATCGCGGTGTAGTTTTGTTGTTTCTACCGCTCGGCCATCTACTTTAATCGTTCCACGTTCTTTTGTGACCAACCAAATGGTTTCATTCTGCATCAAGGCTTTTCGCCAATGCAAGGCTTGGATATAAGGCACATCCGTTGAGATGATTTCCTTTGAATTCTTTAACAGTACATATAGTTTTTCCATTTTATACCCCTTTTTCTTTTACCGTAACCCTATGATTTGATAAAAGTAAACAAAAAAAAGACACCCCATTACAGGGTGCCGTCTTCTTTCAATCGTTTTGTCTCCGCGACGATGTATCGGTATAACCGACCATTTCGTTTTTGGATGTCTCTCAAGATGGATTGGTCTGAGAGGATGTGATTGTATTTGACTTCAATCAAGGTGATGCCCCGTTCGCGGCAAATGCGTTTCTTGATTTTGTCACACTCCTGATAATACTCGAACTCTTCATAAGAGCCGTGTATCTCAGGGAAATAAGTATCATGCGGACTACCTTGAAATTCAAATGCTAAGTCGAGTCCCGGGTAATACCGGTCGAGTTGCATCTTCCCACCTCTTGGCGTCAGTAAGAAGGAATAGTACCCATGATTGATGTGTTCGAAGGGAATGATGTGGTCAAGAATGCGGAACAGAATCATTTCACCATTCGTGTTCTTTTTCTTTGGTTTACTCAAAAGAAAACATCGTCCTTTTTCAAGCGTTCAAGTGTTAACGCGAGATGTGTTTTAGCTTCATGCCGATACTTTAGTACGGTGTTCCGGTGGAAACCAAGACGTTCCGCTATCTCAGTGTCCGTTTTCTTTTCTTCATATGCTAACTTCAGAATCAACCGTTCCAGCTGTGTAAGTTCTTGGAAGGCTTCATTACAGCGTCCTCCGTTTACCCAGTCAAGCCCAAGCTCTTCTTCTTCGGTATCAAAGAATCGTTCTTCATAGAACCATTCGTCTTGAATTGAAATACCTTCTTCTCCCATTGTCTCTTCGTCCAACTGTTCTAAGAAAGGATGGTTCAATACATCAAACTTGAAGACCGTTTTCTTGAGGTAGTTAAAGACTGTGAAGCGAAATGAGTTGTAAAGATAACCTGAAAAGTTCACTTGTTTCTTTTGTTTGCGATACCGCATGGCTTGTTGTAAGAACAACATTTGTAAGTCTTGGATTAAATCTTCTTTTGGATAATGACGTAATCCTTTTGAAAGCATGGCCGCTGTTTTTGCCGCCGCCGCTTTCCCTTCTTTTGACTGATAGCGATTCACGAGCGCTTCTCTTCCTTCAACCATATAAAGCTGAAGGAAACGCCGTGTGTCTTTATCCGTTAAATCAAAGGCTTCTTGCTTTAAGAGTTTGATGTACTTCCCTAAAAACTGAGATGTCCCATCTTCTCCTCCGTACATATGTAGAAGCGACAAGGCCGCTTCCTCATCACCACGTTGATAACGGGCGACTAATTGGTCTACTTGTTCATTCATCTTCTTGGACTCCTTATTTGAGTCTTCGAATGAACCTCTTTAGTTTTTCATCTTCCGTTGTCCATTCAACCGACTGTTCTGATTTGAATCCGGCGTCGGGAATGTCGTTGTCTCCAAATAGTAAATTAAACAACTCTTCTTCAGATAATTCAATGACAGACTTTCCTTGCATATCCCCATCTAAATCTCCGTTCTTCACCAGACCGGCTAAGAGCGTTTCTTTTTGTTCTTCGGTTAACTCTATTGTTTCATTTGGGGAAAATGAGTTCTCGTCCATGAATGAATACGATGCTTCTTCTTCAAGGTCTGTCAGGAAATCGAAGAATTCATCAAACTTATCATTGGCAACGATGCTATAGAGCTCGTCAACGGTCATTTCAACACCGGCATTTTTAAATGCGAAAATCATTTCTGCCCATCTCCCTTTTTCAATAAGTACATACAATATGCAATTCCTATCGCATCAGCAATATCGTTATCTTTTGTAAAAGTCTTAACGATGCCGAACGTTTGCTTGACTACCTTAAAGGTATCTTCTTTTTTAGGATTGCCTTTTTCTACTTTTCCATATACATCGTGGAAGACTTTCCGCCAGCTATTTGGCATCTTAGATTCACTAGGAATCCCGTTCTTGCCGGCGACCGCAACAATTACCCCTGTTAATCGAACAATCTTAATTAAAGAATCAATGTTGATTTTTGCAAACTGTCCTTCATATAAAATATGTTCTACTTTATGTTCCTGAATTAACGTATCCAAGCGCGTAAAGAAATTGTGAAAAGAAGCCGGGTCATCCGCTTGACCAAATACTTTCTCAGTATGGATGAGTACCCCATCTTTCACGATGGCAATTCCTGCTGTAGCAGTTCCAGGGTCTACTCCAAGAACAACCATTTTACTGGTCTTCCTTTGGTGTATCCTTCACTTCTACCCGGTTTCTACGTTTGTTGCTTTTATGATTTTCTGCTTTGGCTCTTACTTCTACTTCTGCATCACTGGAATATATCAGAACATCTGCTTTTCCTTCTACCCACGAAAGTATTTGTGGCAACGTCGCCATCTCTTTCGTCGTGTAGACTTCCCCTTTCACGGAAACCGCATAATGCTTAAATTCATAATATCCATCGCTTTCGCGTACGTCCTCTTTGAGAACGACTGGTTCTAAGCCCACTACATCCACAAAACCTTGCTTCTTAAAAAACTGTTCGTTCATTGGGAAACTCCTCCTGTGGCTAATTTAAAACTAACCTTTATTTTCAACCTTGTAAACGGATGATGACAAAAAGATTACAAGATATCTAGCAATTCATTAGTGATGCATTTAACTTCATACATTAGTTCTTCTTGTACATTTTTTTCTAACAATGCAATCTTTTCTTCAATGTCACACTTCCACCATTCGCTTCCATAATCAATACGAGATGCGATGTTTCGAATAGAAGTCTTTTTTCTTTCTAATGCTTTAATGGCTTCTGTCAGACTTTCTTCAACTTCTTTAAACCCTTCTGATTTGAATTTCATATCATAGAGTTCTTCTATTTTTTGACTCAATCGACGGATAATGCGATATGCCGCTTTCATCAAAACAATTCGGTCAACAATCCCGATGCTTGACATAGGTTCTGTTAATGTAAGCATTCCTTTTGAAACTATTTTTCTTTCTTTTGGACTTTCAACACCGACAACTTCTTTTTCTTCTTCTTGTCGAACTAGCAATGTACTTTCGACTTCAACGGCTTCTCCTGTTTCAGGATTAAACTTCACCACCGCGTCCTCTTCTTCTTCCCCGAAAGACGCTTCTTGAATCGGTGCCGTCTTCACAAGACGTTCCAATTGTTTCTCCTCTTGTTCCATGAATGCTTTCATTTCTTCTTTCGTCATGGTCTCCCGTAATGCCAATAATTCTTCTTCTGTCATCTCTTGCATACGTTTCATATGAGTTCCTCCCCAGGATACTTTATTTAATCCGTTTCAAAAAATCGCTTTTTGTTTTACGCTCTGTTGATTTCAACTTCATTGCCAATTTTTTTTTGGCTTCTTCTAACAAGTGACTTTGATTCATGACTTCTTCCATCACCTGTTCTTGCCGTGCCATTTCTTTTGCACCGAGTTGTTTCTTAATTGCTCGACGCACTTCTCGTGGTGTATTTGGATACATGACTGTGACATGAATCGAACCTTCTTCATCAATCCCACATTCGTAACTGACATCTTCTTTCGTTCCGTCAATTTCTCCCGTTTCTGCTAAGTACTTGACTACCGTTTCTTGTGTCAAAGCAACGATAATTTTATGTCCTGCTACTTCTGCATCTAACTGTTCATAGTCCGGTGTCCGAGCAACGAGACGAGCTACTGCTTCACTTTGTTCAGTCTTTGTTAACTGAGACGTCTGCAATTGAAGAATCGATTGAACAGCGGCATCGCTGACAATGATTTCATCAACGTCCATTCCAAATACATTTTGTTTGTGTTTGATGATTCCGGCATAGATTTTATTCTCCATCTTTTTCATCCTCTTCAATTTCTTCTTCTTCTTCTTCTTTTTCTTCTTCAATCTCTTCGACTTCTTCGTCTGTTAAAACTTTCTCTTCTAAGAATTCTTTTTTCAATTCTTCAGATAAGACATTAACGTCTCCGTTGTCGCTGATTTCCATAACTTTCTGTCCTTTGTTGTTTAGAATCTTTAACATAATACCAACTCCTTTCTTCTATTATATAAGATTTCCTATTTAAAGAACATCTTTTCCCTATTTCTTCTAAAAATAAAGGGGCTTATAGAAGCCCCTCAAATACTAGTTCTTTATAGACATGCTGAGCAACAAAACCTGTTTTAATTCTAGGTAGTAATTCTTTTAGTAAAACATGCGAACCCTTTGGCAATTCATCGACGAGTAATTCTCGTGTCTGTTCCGTGCCTTGAATTTCCCGCATTGTATAAACATTGACTTCTGTTTCTATGTTTAGCTTCTTTTGAATTCGTAAGATGTCTTGCTTCACATACTTCTTCATGTTCTGATAAGGAATGACGATATCGCATCCGGTTTCAAATGCCATCAAAATCAAGGCTGTCGTTTTAAACCGTTGTCGACTAAGTTCATTCGTCACCATGAACTTATCTTCTCGTTTCGAAGCATTTGTTAGACTGACATAGGTGCTTTGCATTAAAGCAGTGGCTTGATTGTTTAACCCGAAATTTAAGATATAAGAGTTTACTATATCAGGAGTCATGACCGCTCTCCTAAGATTTCATTCCAACGGTTGTCGAGAACCCGTCCGAGATATTCTCGTAGTCCTTCTGCTTCATGAATCTGCATATCGGATACACCTACATATTTATGGAAGAGGCGTCCATCTTCTGTTAACCCAATCAAAATCCCTTTTTCGATTGTGACTTCACTTTCATCTTGGACCGGTATTGCTTCTACAGTTTCTGTTTGCGTCTCGATTTCAACAGGTACTTCTTTTACTTCTGTGAATTTGCCTTCTTGAACTTCAACTTTCTTTTTACGTGGTGCCATGGATTCTTCCTCCTTAGAATGTCCAGCGGTCACATATGTCTTGGAAAGGACATTGCTTGCAATGGTAGCCGTGACGTGGATAAATATCTCCACCATCTACTCCATTGGCAACGCCTTTCAGAACAGATAGCATCCGCTTGTAATCATTTTCATTTCGTTCGAACACGATTTCTTTATTGGCTCCGACATAGTCGAGAATAAAAGCATCGGGTTCTTTTTT